ACAACGGCGGCTTATCAGGCGGCATCCAATACCGCGCACTTTCCAAGCCGATGCTGCGCAAAGGTCGGTTTACGATCAAAGGCAGGAAACACGACCCCGCCGCTTACGACAGCAGCGCGGTTGCCGCGCCTTCGTCGGCTAACACCACGCTGCCCAGCGCGGGGACACCGCCGACGGTGGCGAGCCTCACGCTCACCGAAGAAGCCGTTTCCGTCGCCGCCGGTGCGTTGCCTCTATCGAAAATCCGCGCGACGTGGCCTGGCGTGTCTTATCCGTTTTTTCTCGGGTACAAAGTCGTCATCAAAAACGCCGCAGGCGTGACGGTAGACGAGGGCACCACCACGGGCACGTCGTATCTATCGGCGGCGCTCAATGCGTTTGCAACGTACACCGTGACGGTGCAGGTGTATTCCAGCCTCGCCATCGGCGCGACGATGACGGGCACGATCACGCTGGTGTCGCTCGGGATTGATTCGCTTGCGACGGTGTGGTCGCAGGCGTTCGACGGCACGTTGTATTACCTCTGGTATTTGGACGGGATTGAGGCGTACAAGATTTGGCCGGGTGACACGGCGTTGCGCTTGCGCTCCATTGACGTAAATAAAGAAAGCGATGTGTACACCGGCGCAAACCAGCTAACGCCGGGGCGCGCTACGCAGCGTCTCGATTCGTACAAGATCGGGCCGGGTTCCGTGTGGGCAAATTCGTACACGGCACATTCGCCCGTGTTTAACGTGGGCACAGTGCGCGCGGCGGTGTTTGCGCTCTACAACCTCACGCGCTGGATCAACCTTTACTCGCACGCGGTAGAGGCAGAGATTCGTGTGTCGAACTTTGCGGGCATGTCGCCGTATACATCCGTGACGGCGTGGAAGTCGTTGCAAACCGGCCAATACGTACAGATCATCTTGCGAACGAAGCAAGAAAAGGTTAGCGGATCGCTGCACTACAAATACATGTGGGCGCTTTCGTTCGACCCCGGCGGCATCGCGGCGCTTATGCCCACGGTGACCGACACATTCCCGGCTACCTCAAGCGTGAGCGGCGGCGTGACCATCACATTGCCGCGCAAATACATCACCGTCACGTCGGTTCAGATCACCGCCGAATCAGTATCTCAGGCGAACCCCAGCTACAGCAATTTGACGCTGTCGGAAACGCTCGATAACACGCTCATGCTGCACTGCTACGACACCACGAATGCGCGCGTCGCCGTGCCTTGTTCAATCGCAATTACAGGAGTACCCGCCGAATGAGTGGATTCATAAAGTCTGGTTATCCAGACGACGGCGCCTACGATGTCGCAACCAACGCCGACAACGTCCGCACGAACCTACAAAACCTTCGCGAGATGTTCGCGCAGGGTGCAGGTGCGCCGGGCTTCGATATTCCGGTATCGGGCGGCATGACCTACAGCGGCGGCAACCTCACGGGCGTGTTGATGCAGGAGTCAACCGCAAGCGCCGCAGCCGACGTGCCGTCGCGATCCGGGGCGCAACGGTATTACATCCGGCAAACGCTGACCTACACCAGCGGCAATCTAACGAAAGTGCGCTACGAAATCAGCTACGACAGCGGATCGACGTGGGTGAACTGGACAGACGCCGCAGGCAACAGCTACCAAAACCTAACCTACAACACAGACGGCCTCGAATCGGCCATTTACGGAGCCTCTTAATGTCTGCATTAGTTATCGGCGCATTGGGCGCAAAAATCGGGGCCGTCACTAATCGCGGCGGGCGCTACACGTCTAACTTCAGTTTCACGCCAACGCAAACCGGCTGGCACGACATTCTGTGCCACGGCGCAGGCGGTGGTTCTGGCGGCGTGAAATTCACCTCTGGGTCGGGCACGATCCGCAGCGGCGGCGGCGAAGCTGGCGAGATGGCGCGTGCGCGCATGTGGCTCGTCAAGGGCGCGGGGCCATACACGGGCACGATCGGCGCGGCAGGCACCGCAGGCGCGACAACGCCCACCAACGGCGGCACCGGCGGTAACACGTCGTTTGCAGGGCCAGATTTCACGCTTACGGCATTGGGCGGAGCGGGTTCTTTGTTGGTTAGTACTCCGTCGTCTTTAGACGGCGTGGGCGCAACCGCTACCGCTCGCCGTGATGGCAACGCGACAGCAGGGCAGCCGTCCGACCAAACTGGCGATGGCGTGTGGGCGGGGGCCAACGGCGGAACTCCAAACGCCGAGCCGGGCGGGTACGCCGGGTGCTTCACGGGCGTCACCAGCGTGTCTCGCGCGGGTTCGGGCGGGTGTTCGCACTTCGCGGTGGGTGGTGGTGGTGCATCGGCGGCTAACACGTCCGGCAGCGCTGGCGCTCTCGGCAGTGGCGCGGGTGGGTCTTGGACTAGCAGCATCACGGGTATTGCTGGCGCTGCGGGCGGTGCGGGATTCATCGAAATCGCGTTTATCGGAGCGAACTAGCAATGCAAAAACAAGATTACATCGACGTTATCAAGGTGAACGCAGCGCCGATTACAGCGCTCGCGCTATCTAACGGATGGCACCTAGACGACTTCGTAAAGATAACGACGATTGTGGCGATGCTTGTATCGATTGGCTACACCTGTTGGAAATGGTACATGGGCTGGAAGCGTCACAAGCCCTTAGATACGGTCACGGGTGACAAATGAAACTAATCGAAAACTGGCGATCCGTAGTCGGGAAAAGCTGGGCATTTTGGCTGTCCATTCTCTCGGCGGCGCTGTCTGCGCTAGAGGTGTGGCTACCTATGGCGAACATCCTATTCCCGCCCAAAACGTTCGCTATCGCTTCCGGTGTTGTTGCCGTACTCGCTGCGGTTGCGCGCGTGGTTTATCAGGCGTCATTACATGAGGAGAAGAGCGATGTTCGCTAGATTGCTTGCGGCGCTGATTGCGCTCTTTGCTAAAAAGCCAACTATCGCGGATCCGCTACCGACCTACACGCCAACGCCTGAACCAATCCGCAAGCCCACAGGCAAAGGCACTGCAATCGGCGGTGTTGCTGGTGCTGCGACTATCGCTGCAATCGTTGCCTTCATCGGCCCGTGGGAAGGTAGGCGCTACGTAGCCTATCAAGACATCGTAGGCGTTTGGACAATCTGCGAAGGCCACACTAAAGGCGTCAAGGCGGGTGACGTTGCAACCGATGCGCAGTGCGACGAAATGGCCGCTCAGGACGTTGCAGAACACAACGCGGGTATTCGCGCCTGCATCACGCGCGAAATGCCTCAAAACGTGGAAATCGCGTTTACGAGCCTCTCTTTTAACGTGGGCGTTGGTGCGTTCTGCGGCTCGACTGCGCTGAAACGCTACAACGCTGGCGACGATACGGGCGCATGCGAAGCGCTGAATATGTGGAACAAAGCAGGCGGTCGCGTAGTTCGCGGCCTAGTCAACCGGCGCGCAGCCGAATCTGCGCTTTGCAAAAAGGATTCAACATGAGCTTTATTTTCGGTGTAGTTGTAGGAGCGACGGCGTGGCATTTCTTCGGTGCGATGGCTATTGAGTTGGTGAAAACCTTGCTCAAAAAGAAAGACGCGCCATGACAGCGCTAATTGCTCTGTTGACCAACCGTTACGTGCTGTACGTCGTTGGCTCGCTCGCGTTGATGACTGGCGGCTATTTCGCGTGGCAACACTACGTAGCGGCTCCGTATCGTGAGCAGGGGCGCGCGGAGATGCGACCGACGATAGAACTGCTGTCCAAGCAGCTGCAAAGCGACCAAGCGGCGTTTAACGAGATTGCAGCAAGCATGCAGGCCATTAAGGACGCGTCTGAACGCATGAAGAAAGCCACGGCGCTCGCAGAAAAAGCCAACGCAGACCGTAAGACTAAGGAAGTGGCGCGCGTTGAGTACATCGATAGGCTAGTCCCTGTCGGGAATACCGAATGCGAGCGCGTGACGGATGTCATTACCAAAGGGCTGCGCAAATGACCTTAACAGCTTATTTGCTCAAATCACCATTTGGCGGGGCTTGCAGGGCAAAAACATGGAAACACGACATTTGCAAAAACGTCGCTACAACCCTCTGTTTATGCGGAATCTCTTTAATTGCTGTTGGCTGCACGACAACAACCCAATACAGAACCGTTCAGGTGCCCGTGCGCGTGACGTGCGTTACCACCGTTCCCGCAAAGCCTACGCGCCTTACCCCGTGCGCGCCGGACGTGACCGATAGCCAATGCGTAAAACGTGCGGTTATCGACATAGAGCGCTTAGATTCTGCGCTCGATCAATCCAACGAACTCTTGAAGGCATGCCAATGAACTATTTCACAAAATGCGCGTTTGCTTTAATAGCCGTGCTCGCTATTTCAGGGTGCGCAAGTACCGCAGAGATTCAGCAAAACATGTACAACCAACGACTTGCTGAACAATCGAAGGTTGACCAAGAAAAGCAGAAAACCGAACAAGAGCGGTTCAAGGTTTACCAGAAGATGACCGACCCGACGGCGCAAGTCGTTTTCGCCACGAGCGAAGGCATTGCATCAGCTTTGCGCGCGTCCGGCGCTGGAAAAGCAAACGACTTGCCGCCAATGCCGGTTATTGAAGGGTGGGACGACAAGCTATTGCGCGGCCTGTCGATTCTCGCGCCGGTCGCTGGTAACGTGGCGCTCGGAATCGTTCAGTCGCAAGGCGCGGTGAAGATTGCCAAGTACAACACTGACGCAAACCGCGCTATCGCCGAAAGCCGCGACAAAGCCGAAACCGACCGCCTCATTGCCGCCGGAAAAGCGAACGT